GTGCATTTGCACCTGATACAGGTCAGAAGGGGAAACACCTGTAACGGGGTTTGTAATATTGAATAGCAAGTTGCTTTGTAGTGCTAAACTTTGGCTTATTTGGTATAATCTGTAATTTATCACATCAACCAATAAACGTCCGTTATTTAGCACCAAAGGCGTTCCTTGAATCGCATTGTTATCAATCCAAAGTGAAACATTCGTAATCCCTCCAAAAGTTAGCATTTTCATCAATAGCCAATCTTCATTTGCTACTGTTACGGGCGGAGGACTCGGGATAGTTGGAACTGCTGCTGTTGTATCTGCAAAATTCCCAAAAACCAACGTTCCTATTAAGGCGGGCGGTTTTCTCCACCATGTTGCTAGTTTTCTTATTTCGCAGTTATCTATGTATAATTCCCAACCAACGCCAGCAGGTGGCGAAGGAATACCGCCACGGCAAAAAGTGGTTTTTAATTCTCTGCCAAAAACTACATAAATCAAATAAGGTCTAACACCACTCCCGTATCTTATTTCCTCTCCAAAAAACGGCTTAACCTGTATAGCGGGGCCAAAACCACCAAAATAATTATAAGCATCGTAAGTTATTTCGGGCGTATCAGTGTATGTAGTTTCAACAATATTAGGCACTTCTAAAAAGTTGAAATTTATATCCAACGCATCTACTAACTTTTGATAGTAAGAATCCGCTTTTAGTTCGATTCTTATTTGCTTTAAATCTTCGTTTATCTCACAATCTCTATTCGTAAAGTATAAGGCATGGTCGAAAATTAAAAAAGTGCCGCTATCGGTTGTTTCGTAAACCTTAAACAGTATTTTTTGCATATCCGAATGAGCCATGACATACTCATAAGCCGCCCCATCAAACAAAACAGAACCCGTTAAGAACTTTGCATAATGATACGCTCCAGCATCGTTTTTTAGTTCGATGTCAAAGGTAAAATCGCCTTCATTTAAAGGCGTGTATTGCGTATCGTTTATGAAGTAGGTAAACATTATTTTGTTATGTTTTTAATTAACTCTTCATGCTGCTCCTTCAAAATAAAAAAGCAATTCCCATTTTGCATTTCTACTTTTGCACAACTTCCTAAAAAATCTTTGCAGTCTGAATAATTTGCAAAACAATCCTCCACATCTGAAATAGAAGATATTTGAGCAATATTTATTAAGAAAAAGTATTTCTTACCTTTAAAACTTCCTTCATTAAGCGAATTTTTGCCTATTGTTTCTATTCTAGTAAACATCTATTTATTATTTAGTAAAGACTTGAAAATGGATATGTTTAAAGGGCAATAACTAGATGTATATTTCGATAAATCAACGCCAAAACTCGAAGTAACACTTAAAAAAGTATCTTTTGAATTTGGTAATTTAAACAATACGCCTACTTCTAATTCTGCTAAGGCTTTTGGTTTGTCGGCTTTAAAAAAGTCCAATCCAAGATTAAAAGAAGCCACAAAAATCCCCTTGCTACAATTTACGCCAATTTTAGATATATTCCCAATTTGAACAACAAAAGATGTTTTTGAATCGCCAATTTTAGCCACGAAAGAAGGGATTAAAGCGTATTTGTTTACGTCTGCAACCTCTATGCGGGGGCTATAAGAAACACCGCCCAATATTTGAAGTTGTGCGGTTGCTATGTTGGCAACGAATAGTAATAGTATTATTGTTTTCATTAGGTATTTAAACTTTAAAAGGCTTGTTTTATACGCTTAACTTCTTGCATTTCTGCATACAACCGTGTCCAGCGACCAAGCTCGATTTTCTTCTTATTAAACTAAACTCATTAGTTACATCTGGCGCATTGCCAATGCGTCCAATAAGCTGCGGTCACCTCCCCCCGCATAAGCCTTTTATTTTCTATTTGTCGAATGTGCTTTTTGGAATTTCTGACACTTCTATAACTTCGCAATGATTATTGTTGCCATACATTAACCTAAGCATCGCCTGCATTAGGCTTGACGTTTTATAATCGGAAGAAAAGATAAGCTCTCCTTCTTCGTTGTAAAACGAAATAATTGCCTTATCCAAATCTTGTTCAGAAAATAATGTTCTTTCTACCCCTTTGTTATCACCCCTGTTTTCAATGTAACTTGTTTTGTGTATAATTTTGCTCATTTTTTATCGTAAATACTTTTTTCAATATCAGGATTAATTCTTTTTGCAAGTTCGTAGCTTATCCAGTCTAAATCGTGTCGGCAATTATAACCGCCCAAATCTATCAAAATATCCCCGTTTTGTATTTTCCCTGTCCAATCCATGTTTTGCCAAGATAGTACAGTTTCACGATTGAAAACTTTCCCTGCTCTAGCTTCGCAAAACTCACGAGTCGTTTTTATTTCTCCACCTTGGTAAATGGCATAGTTCAAGTTTAAAACGCTGCTGTAGTCGTTATCCAAACTTCTGCTATAACTTTGCATTTGGTCGTAACCATTGCCGTAATGAAACGATGTAAGACTTCCGTATTTGCCTTCTTTGCCTTTTATTTGGCTTTCTAAGAGCTGTTTTAACGTTCCAATTGGCTGCGCTGCCACTACTGAATTTCTAAACGTTGTTTGTATTCCGCTTTGTACGGTTGTGTTTCCGAAGATAGAATCTAGCAGCCCCTCAATCATTAATTTACCCCGTTCATCTACCGCCTTTTTTGAGGTTGTCGATGGGCTAAACTGCTCATAAATACGTCCTGTTTTGGCTGTAATGTCTTTAAACTGCTCTTCGTAGTAATCCCTCAAAGCCACGTTTATAGCTTCTTTAAAGAACTTCTTTAACCCGTCCGATGTATTGACTAGCTTTAGGTTTTTAGTAGAATTAACTACCTTACCCTTTGCTATGTCCATATTAGGCATAAAAGTATTAACGACATAACTGTACATTCTTTGCTCTAAAGAAGTTGTACGCTCCAAAAGTCCTTTTTGTGCTTGTGTTATGGCTTTGCGTCTTTCGTTTGACGCTGCTTTTATGTCGGTAATATTGGGGTCTGCCATTATTCTTTATTTGCAATACCTTTATCTCTTTTTGCGGAAAATCTAATATCTCCTTCTAAATACAGTATCGTATTCCAAAGGTCGTCCAATACATTTGTACCCAAAGGTAAAAGATTGCCCTTGCCCTCTTTTAGACCAGATAAATAGATAGCTAAAGAGCTTAAAGATTCAGTACCAATGTTTATTTTTTCTTGGCAAGGTATGTTATTATCCATGTTATTGTGTATTTGTTTGCGTTGGGAAGTCTTTTTTAATTATGCGATTTGTTATATAGTGTCCGCCTTTAAGAATAATCAAAAGTCCATCTTCGTCAATATCCACCTCCAAAACAGCATCGCCCCAAATTTTCATTTCTTTAGGCAAATATTCTGTTTCTTTTGTTTTTACATGAAGATAATCGCCTTTTAGCTTTACGTATTCTAAAAACCGTTGTTCAATTATTAAATAGGCGTTATATCCTTGGAACTTACCAAAAATACTTTGCGGTTCTGACGTTTCTTCGTACCCTTCTATTCCATCGTGGTAAATAAAGTGTGATTTTGTACTCATGTTATTACGGATTTATTGCCGACAAATCCGAAGCCACTTCATCAGCTAAAGTAGTCAAAGAAAATGCAACCGCATTGCATTGCTCAACGGTTAAGCCAACAGCAATTCCGCCATTATCTGCCCTCAATTCTAACATGATTAAATTACCTTTTTTTTCAGCGTAAACTCCTGCTGTTTTTACGCCATCTTGTTTTGGTGCTTCGGGTTCTGTTTTGTTTGCTTTTGGCTTGTTGCCTTTTTCTACTTTCATTTTATACGGTTTCTGTTATTGGAATTTCTTTTGATAGTTCGCTCATGGTTTGTACTGCATTAGCCTTAATAGCTGCATCTACATATTTTTGAGCTTCGGTTTCTATAATTTTCTTTTGAGCATCGTAAGACAACAAAGCAAAGCCTTTTTGCTTGTCTATAATTTCATCTGTTATTTGCTTAAAATTCAAAGCTAAAACCCTTTGAGGGTCTGTAGTTGGCAAAGACAAAATTAAAGCCTGTCTAGTTTCATTATCAACACCGCTAAAGGGCATAAATTGGCGCATCTTTTCCCAAATTGCCATATAGCCGCTATCGCTGCGGTTTTGTTTCAATGCTAAGCGTTTGGTAATATTTTCGATAATTTCGGGATATGCTCCAGCATCTTTAGCGTCTTTCAATAACTTCAATAGATGTTCCTCGCTTTGTAGGTTATACTCATTTGAATATTCCAAAGCAGCTTCCACCCCGTCAATTTTCAAGTAATTAGCTTGCGTTTGGACGGTAAACAAAAACATTTTTCTTGGTGCTTTTGTGAACTCGTAGATAACGTCCTGCGCTAAATCTACTTGGTTCATGTTTTCTGTTGCTGTTACTGCAACATTAGGCTTTTCGTCCAAATCAACACCAAAAATAGCCTCGGAAATCTTTTGCGGGTAAGAATCGACTAAGGCTTTTTGAAACTCTACAATGTCAAAAGGCAATTGAACGTAATGTACCATGTCAGAAGGCTTAATTACCAATTCCTCGCCCTCTCCCATACGTGGCAGTCGTATTTTAATAACGTCCTGTCCTGATATGATTGTAGTTCCGCCTGTGCCGTGGCATTGCGGGCAATCATGACCGCCCGGGTGCATTTTACCCGCTACGCACGTAGCTTTTGAACTTCCATCTTGGTAATCGCACGTTTTTTCATACTCATATTTTTGCATGAATACGTGGGCTATTTTTGTAATGTCGTATTCGCTCCCATCATCTGCAAGCATTTTATAAAGTTCGCTTGCATTATCCCAATAGCTAACATAAGTACGCCCCTTAGTTTGCTTGTCCTTGTTGTATCCAACCCGTGCGATAGGTAACTGATTTTGGTCTAGCTTATCATCTAAAATCCTAATTGTATAATAGCTTTTATCCTTTACCTTGTATATCAAAACCGCTTCTGCGCCTGCTGTGTTCGCAGCCAAATAAGCGTTGTAAAAGTCGGGGTTGTATTGGCTAATATCTGAATCTACTTGGATATTAATTTCAATACCGTATTTGTCAAAATAGTAGTAAATATCAATTTCCTTTGTATTGGTTTCTGTGCCTTTTTCGGTTGTCTTTTGGAAAGTTACGCTTTCTTCTAGCTTTGTAACTGCATAAGTAAGCGTTCCTTTTTTAACTTTAAAATCCAAAACGTCCTCGCTTTCAAAGATAATAGGCTCAAAAACATTCTCCCCGTTTTCGATGGTGTGTTTTACCCAATACAAAGCGTTTGGGTCTATGCCATTTAAAAATAATGCTGCTTCCTCGCAAAAAGATAGAGTTGTTTCCCCATCTTGCCCGTAATCTTCCAAATGCTTAGACAAAATGGACGCTTTAGTTTCGTCTTTGTGTGTTGCTTTGAGTTGGATTTTATCTACTCTATACGGACGTTTAAAAAAGCCCTCTATTTTGCCAGCAATCGCCTTGGTGCGTATGCGAGTGATTAAAACACGTTGTTTTTTCTGCTCGGTTGTTTCACGGCTTTTATATTCTCTTATCAAGTCTGCATAATGCTCACCCGTAAGGATAGTTTCGTAAAACTCCGCTAATTTACAAACGTGTTCATAGTCTCTGTGAGTATAGCCGTTTATGCAATTTTGTACTTTTATGTTCATATCTACGGTATTAGATTAATCACTCTTAAACAAAAGTAAATGAAACCTGTTTTTGAAAATGGCAAATCGTGTTTTATTGATTGCGTCTCAATATATTTCATCAATGAATCATCTTCTAAAAAATGCGTATTGGCGTTGTTTTTAATAAGATGCGCCGCTGCAATTGCTGCAATAGTTTTAGAGTGAAAAACTGTTGTATCGTGCGAATAGTAGGTGTTATTCGCAACAAAATGCAGCCCAAAAGAATCTCTACCTATAAGCAAAATGTTTGGGAACATTTTACTCATGTTTTCAGAATTCAAAAACCCCTTAGCGTCTGAAATAGATTTTAGCACAAAAACAAAATCTATTTCATCATCTTTTAGATTAATTTCTGATATACTTTTTATGTCGAATAAGTTTTTCATGTTCCTATTTTTGCTAGATAACCGAGTGTTTCTGGATGGCAAATAAAATATTGAAATGCGTCTAAATGATGCCCCCTTTCTTCTACTCCGTCTTTGTTTTTCTTTTTCAATAATCCACCGTTACCATCTTGCAAACAGTATTTAAGGTCGGATATTAGGTTTTTGCATTTAGGGTGTATTAAAATCCTACATGGCAACTCGCCAGAAAGTAGAAGATTTAAAAAGGCTTTTCTACCTAATGAATTTGGGGCTATGTTTTTGTATCTTGGGTTGCTCGTAGGTATTCGCTTAACCACATTCCAAGCACTATCCCCTAAACCTTTTACAACATCGTCAAAATGCGTTTTTGTGTCTTTTATGCCCGTGTTTTTCAATCCGCTTGCATCGCCATACATAAAAAATCCTTCTGTTGCACTATAAGTGCCGTCAAACTCCTGTCCTAAATCGTTTGCCGTATTCTTTGGATATTCCAAAGCAAATTCATCTATAACTTTTAGCTGCCAAAACTTTTCAAAGTTGCCCCACAATCCATCTTCTATCCATTCCAATTCAATAACCAAACCCGACATATAAGGACGGACGTTAAAATCCACCGTAAAATGAAGGATATTCTTACCATCCCTTTTTACCGCTTTGACGTGCTTTGATTGGTTAAAATTAAAGGCGAATAAATCGCCTGACTTTTCAATCCCCCATCGTCCATGCTCGTAAACATCTGAATAAGACTGAGAACTACTCCCCAAAAGGCGTAATTCTGATTTGTATTCAGGGTCTATGAATCTATTATCTTTGTAAGTCGTATTTAATACCCTCGTGGTGCTAATTGTTATATTACCTTCTTCGTCTTCAATCTCTCTGTCAAACTCCCATACTTTTTTTTCGTAAAGATAGCGTAAATTTTTGACTTCTTGCGGTATTTTTTCAAGTAATTGCGGTTCTGTGTGCCTTAGTAACCAATGGTCTATATTTACGGGGTTAAATGCTATTACAATTTGCTTATAGTAGGGTGTAAAACCTCTTAACCTTAGATTTATTTGCATAAAGTCGGCTTCTTCTAATTCCGTACCCTCTTCTATAAATATCCCCGTTATATCTGAAAGCGATTTTAACTTTTCTCTATCATCTACACCCAAAAATATTATTGAATTGCCGTTTGGGTTAAAAGTAATTGTTTTGTCAGACTTATTGACGCTGCAAAGTTTTTGAACCCCTATTTTAGAAAGTGCTTTTTTTGTTTGGTCGTAAATAGATTCCCTTATTGTCGTGGCAACCTTTCTGATAAATAAAAACCTATGATTTGCATCGCCTTCTTCTACAAGCCTATTAACAAACTTTTGGATACCATAAATTGATTTTCCGCTCCCTGCACCTCCAAAAAGAATAAGCAAACGCCCTTCGTATTTGGTTGCCCATTCAGAATAAATGGCATTTGTTTTTATGCTAATCTGCGCTGTTGGCATCTTCTAAATCTTGCGTATCTTCTATGATTTTAAATTCAAGCCCTTCAAATGGATTTACTTGTATTTCCTTTTGCTTAGGAATAAAGAACTCTAAAAGTTTTATTTGTGCGTTTACCCTATCCTTTTCATACTCCATTGCTTCAATGTCAATTAGTAGCTTTTTTAAGCCGCCTTTTGCTATGAAGTGTTCCTCTATAATATCACGCCCTAAAATAGTAGCTTTGTTTTTAGCACCTTTGGGTTTCCCTGCATTCCCTTTTTCAAATTGCCCTTTTGCCATTTTTGCCGTATTTTGCCGTATTTATCGGTTCAATTATTCTTTGCTTCGTTATCCAATGCCAACCGAAACGCTTTGTTATAATCGCAAAGCTCCTGTTGTACGTCCGTATCATTAAACACACCCTTTGAAATCGCAGCAGATAACTGTATTTGATAATCCGCTATAACGTCCATTTCCAAATCTTCGTTTGAATTAATTACTGGTACTTCTTTGGCTGCTATCGTAAGTTCTAAGCACTTTAGATACTCCGCAAGTATAACGTTTAATTTAGAAGCCTTTAACGGGCTTAGTTGTATGTTTACTGTTTTGGGTTCGTTTTGCATTTTTCAAAAATTAAGGGGCAGCATTTGCCTACTGCCCCACTTCCTTTAAAAATTCAACTATGCTTCTTTTATCAGTCGAAATTATGTGCAATAGCCAATGCCATTACGAATGTTTCACGACTATTTACTTCAAAATCTAATGTTTTACGAAAAGCTTCTGCCTTTCTTGAATTTTCTTTTGATTCGTCCATAAACTTACGAATCTTCATAGCCTTTTTTGCTTTTTGGTTGTGCGTTACATCTGTTGCTTTCCTCATATCTTTTATATTTCGTAAACATCTTCAAAACACGGTTGTTTCAGTTCTTTCAAATCCGATTCAACAAGCAAAATAGCCCACGCTTTCTTTTGTGTAGTTGCCTTTGTGGTTAAGCTATTTGCTTTGTTGCCCCATTCTTTAATAGTCCGTGGTTTTAGCATCACACTCTATTTTTAATTTCTTCCTTCAAAGTTTCGATACACCCTTGAACATGGCTTTTCAATTCTGCCATCAAATCCGCTGTTTTTTGGTCTGCTGGTAGGACGTTGTTTGCTTCTTCTATTTTTAATAGGAACGCTTCCCATTTGTCTTTGGCGTTCATGGCTTCGGATATGCCGTATTCTACCCCGTTATTTTCCATCTTCTACAATTACTATAAGTTCTTTAGGAATAACAGCAAGGACTTCGTTGTATTCTGGTGAATTACCTTTGTAAATTGTCATTTGCCCAGTCGTTGAACATCTTTGCATAATGCCGCCTTCTATTTCATCAATTAGCATCTTTAAAGAATAAATTCTGTATATCTTCTTTTTCATCTTTC